TTATTATTTAATTCCCTATTAATAAGAGGCTTTTTAGTACTAATTTTATTTTCCTGAATTTCCTCTCTCGCTACTTTTTTCTTAGACTCTCCCCAATACGCTTCATAAATTTCATCGTAAGAAGAAATTACTATATACTGATCAAGCCTATGATGAACTTGATCAAGTATATCATCCGGAATATCATAATTTCTTATGTCAAGTCTATGAGCGGTATAATCAGGAATAGAAGTCGGTTTGCCATTAATTGTTACAGTTTTCTTGCCAATATTAAAACTAATTTCACGGCCAAATTCCATAGAAGGATCGGCAATAACAGGATTCGGATCAATACCTTCAATAGGATTTCGCATAGGCATTCTTGCTAAAGGCTGTATTTCATCTTCCATATATACTGGCGCTACATCCCAAACCATTACTCCTTTTTCTTGATCTTCGTCAGGATACATAGATAAAATGTTATAAACGCATCGTATTGAAGGATATAACTTCTTTGCTTGATCTCGATCTTCTTCCCATAAAGAATCTCGATGCTCGCAAATTGGGCATGGTTTACCATACTGCTTCAGACAAACGTAACTATCTTTACTTGCGCCAACATTTCTATGTACTGCAACCTCCAACATATGCGTCAAATCGCCTTCATTAAAAATAGAACCTTTGTCATACTTCTTGATGCATGGGTCTTTATCCCCCATTTCAAACTCTAAAATATTAATAACATGATCTCCTGCTTCAGGTTTCCATATAGGAATTTCTTCGGGGAATTCAATCCACGCTTTAAAATTCCCGCCTGTTTTTCTTTCTCTATTTTGACGTTCCCGAAGTTTCTGCCTCATCATTTCTCTTTTGTTATCTTTTGCCATAGTACTACTTTCTCCTTTCGTTTAGTTTTCTTTTTTGATTATCACTTTGCTCTTTTCTTTCTTCTTGTTTGAATTCTTTTGGAACTTTTGGATCAGCATAATACCCATTAAGAAATAATTTTACCTCACCTTCAATAGATGCTCGCTTATCACTAATCACATTTGTAGCAATAGTAAAAACATCAAGATCATGATCTGCTTTTAATAAATCATTATAAACCTTATTATACTCCTCATGTGCGATTACAGCCGATTTAATAAATGCTTCAGTTGGCTTTTTATCATCCTCCCAGCCAAAAGATTTCGGATCACTTCTTATTTCAAGCTCAACTTCAGAATACTTTAAATCCAATTGCCTACTTAATCTTCGCTTCGCATCTTTTACATTTACTAATCTTGTTCCCCATTTTTCTACCAATGCTGGATGAAGCTGGTTTTCAATATGAAGATTATAAATATCAACCTTTTCATCATCCTTTAAACTTGTGCTTTCGATTGTCTCATAACTTTTTTCCATAGATTCTCCTTTTTTTATTTTCATTATATCATACATTTTTAAAAACGATTAAATTTTATTTGCCAAGAAACAGGCTTGGACAAATCCAAACTTTTTTGAATAAAAAGTATTTTCCATAAACAAACTTCCTATCTCTTCTGCTCTTTCATTACCTCCTAATAACACGGTCGCCATATATCCAAGTATAGTCAATCTTGCTGCTTCCCAATTATCATTCTCTATCTTCTTTATTAGTTCCGCTATTTTATCCCATTTCTTTTTACCGTTTAGTAATTCTCTTGCAATTTCAAAAGCAGTTTTATCAAACGATTCTCCTGTAAAATGATTAAGTATTATCTCATCAATTTCATCCGTACTATCAAGATCAATTACTTTATCTAATAATACTAATGATTCTCTTGGAATACCATCTGTTTTCTTTGCTATTTCTTCTAATACAGTATTAGGAAAGTCTGCGCCCTCCTTATCGCAAACACCCTTTAATAGCTCTACAATCATCTTAACTGTTAGTTTACCGAATAAGTAAGGTGAACACCTACTTAATATTGCTTTTGGTAGTTTCTGCGGATCAGTAGTGCATAAAATAAAGTATGTATCATGCGGAGGCTCTTCTAAAGTTTTTAACATTGCTTGCCAAAATCCTGCACTTGCTTCTTGACATTCATCAAGTATTAATACTCTATTCCCACCACTAAACGGTTTGTATCTTAAATCTTCTTTTATCTGTCTTGCCTTATCCTTCAAACCAATATCGGCAATATCATACTCCTTTAAATCCCGCTTTGATTTTAGTCCTAACTCTTCGGCCATAATTCTTGCAGTAGTTGTTTTACCTGTTCCTCTCTCACCAGCAAGAATATAAGTTGAAGTTTTTCTTTCCTCTACTTTACTTTTAAGTACTTTCAACATTACCTTATTGCCATATAATTCATCAAAAGTACTTGGCCGATATTTTATATGCAGTCCTCTTCCTTCATCCATAAATTATTTCCCCTTTATTGTTTATAATAAATTAAACTTTCTTAGTCCAACCTGTTTTACACATTTAGGATTTCTCCAAATACTTTCTACTCTTGAAGTTATTTTATCAGTTTCTTCTTTTGATCTATTTTTTGCTTTCCCCTTTCTAGTTTTATTAGATGGTGATGAGGTATTTACTTTAATATCAATCCTATCCCATCCATTATCAACTAGTTTGTTATAAATAATACTTTCATATCCAGATAAAACAACATTCCCTTTAACTTCTAAAAGTAATTCGATAAGTTTTTCATAATGATCATCAGTACATTCATTTTTATAAACTATTTTATCTCGTCTTGTATCGGCTACATATGGCGGATCAAGATAAAAAGTAGTCTCTTTACTATCCCAATATTTAATTACTTCTAATGCATCCCTACTATCAATTTGTACATTCTTTAACCGTTTATGAAAACTATCAATCATATTTACTTTTCTTATCCAATTAGTATTGTGGCCTTTATTAAAAGTCCTTGACCATTCGCCATGATTATAATGTTTACCATTAAACCCCTGATTACATCCAACAAAAAACGCCCAAGCCCTATCTTCTTCACTTGCATCATTACTTTTTAATATATCAACCGCCAAACAAAATTCAGAATAAGAATTTAAAGTAAATTCTAATCTATGCTGAAATTTTTCTATTTTATCTTTATCTTGTAAGTGCTTCATCAAATAAAACAAATCTTTATTTATATCATTATACACTTCAACCTGCGACGGTCTTCTTCTAAAAAGTAGTCCACCGCTACCGCCATAAACTTCACAATAAATTTTAGTATATGGAGTCAACATTAAAAGCTGTTTCATTATCTTACCCTTACCACCATAATATATAATAGGAGGGATCATAAATTTACCTTTTTATTTTAAATGAAAAATATTTCTCAATTACTTCCTGCAAACATTCCTTATCATTAAACGCATTTAACTCTTCAAGAATAGTATCCAATTTACTCATCTTCTTATTTCTACTTATTGAATTATCTGTAATAAAAAATCCTTTTAACCCACTTGCTTTTTTCTTTCTATTTTGAATTTCTTCTGATGTCTTATCTCCTATTCCTTTTATTTCAGAAAACGGAACATATAAATTATTATCTTTTGCTATCCATCTTTTACTATCTGATTTCCCAATCTTAGGAGTAATAATGTTCAATCCTAATCTGTATGCTTCTTTTACAAGTTCATCAATTTTACTATCAGCACTATAACTTAATGATGCAGATATAAATTCAGTCGGATAAAAGTGCTTTAAGTACATACATTGATAAGCTATGATTGAATATGAAGTAGAATGTGCCTTACAGAAGCTATATCCACCAAACTCTTCTATCATATCAAAAGTATCAGAAGCATCTTGATTATTCATAGTATTATTATCAATACATCCTTGAATAAACTGCTCTTTAAATTTAAGTAGTTCTTTTTTACCTTTTGACTTTGCAATTACTTTTCTTATCTTATCTGCATCCTTCCAAGACATTCCGGCCAATCTATTTACCAATTGCATTACTTGTTCTTGATATACTATTACTCCATAAGTATTTTTTGTTATCTCTTTTATTATCGAATGAATAGTATATCTCTTACCATTCTTTCTTTCTAAATATACATCAACCAATCCCGAACGCAAAGTCCCAGGTCTGTATAAAGCATTTATCGCCACTAAATTCTCAAAGCAATTTACTTTCATATCTTTACATAATTTAGTAATGCCATATGAATTAAATTGAAATACTCCTATAGTATTACCATCAGCAAATTCTTTTAATACTCCTTTATTTTCAAGGTTAAGATTATTAATCTTTATACTTCTATTGTGATTTTCTTTTATTAATCTCAACGCTTCATTCAAAACCGTTAAAGTACTAAGACCTAATAAATCCAATTTAATCAAACCAACATGCTGACAATCATTCATATCCCAATTAATCACTTTTGTATTATTTCGATTTATTAAGCATCCACTTTTGCCTTCAGTTAAATCAGTATTTGATATTACTACTGCTGCCGCATGACTTCCAACAGCCCTCACCTGCCCTTCAAGTCTTTTAGCATAATTTACTATATCAGGATATTTTCTATAAAACGCTTTTCCTTCTTCTGTTTTCTCTACTGCATCAGCGATTAAATTATGCTGAGTCTTATCATCTTGAAACGAGTCATCTATTAAATTACAAAATTCATTTACTTCTTTATTTGGAACATCAAATACTCTTGCTACATCCCTTATTGCCATTCTACCTTTCATTGTTAAAAAAGTACTAACACCAGCAATGTTATTTTCGCCATAAAGCTCTTCGAGATGTTTTCTTACTTCATCACGCCTATTATCCATAAAATCTAAATCGATGTCCGGAAAATCTTGGCGTCCTTCCGAAAGAAACCTTGAAAATAACAAATCAAATTTAAGCGGATCAATAGCAGTAATACCTAAAAGATACGCTATAAGACTTCCCCCTGAACTACCTCTCCCGACTCCAACCATTATATTATTTTGCCTTGCCCATTCCACTAATTCATAAACTAAAAGAAAGTACTTTGAAAATTTCTTCTTCTCTATTAATTCGAACTCTTCTTCTAATCTTTTAAGATATCCGTCTTGCCAAATTACACTTTTAAATAATTTATCACCGCTATTAAGACATAACTTCCATAAAAAATCATCCGATGATTCACCACTTGTTTTTACTTCTTGAATTAATGGTAAATCAATTTCTCTTTTCTTTATTCTAAATTTACTACATTTCTCAGCGACCTCTATTGTGTTTTCTAATGCCGGTAAATATTCACTTCTCTTAAAAAACTTCTGCTCTTCAAAGGCAGTTATCATTTCACCATATGATTTTAAATAAAGACCAGATAAATTAAACCTGAATCTCTTCGGGTCATCCCATTTACTTTTACTTTGAATTGCTAATAAAACCTCATGCGTTTTTTCATCTTCTTTATTTACATAATGACAATCATTTGAAGCTACAAACTTTAATTTACTATTTCTCTTTTTCAATTCTCGACATATCTGATTAACCTTTAACTGACTTTCAATTTGATGTGACATTATCTCCAAGTATAAATCATTTTCTATCTTATCATATAGCTTAAAAAATAATTCAATTCCTTCTTTAGTATTAATAAACGAAGAACTACAAGCAGTCATTACTACAAGCCCACTACAGTGTTCTAATAATAATCCATAGTCAACCCTTAGTCTGTGATAAAACCCCTGTAAATTAGCAATAGTGAGCATCTGGCATAGGTTTTCATAGCCTTCCTGATTCTTAATTAGTAATATCACATGCTGCCGCTTTTCATTCTTTTCTTTTATACTTAAATCAGGGACTATATATGCTTCACAACCAAGAATAGGATTAATCTTTTTCTTTTGACAAGCATTCTGGAAATTAATCAAACCGTCCAAATTCCCGTGGTTGCTGATTGTCAAGTACTGCTGATCAATACTTAATGCTTTATCGCAATATTGCTCAGCAGTCCCTAAGCCATCCAAAATACTAAATTCATTATGAAGATGAATATGACAAAAATTAGTCATTATAAAGCGCTATAAGATGCTTAAAATTTTCCGACTCAAACATTATTCTACCTTCACCTAATTTCATATTTTTTGTTTTACTTAATATTTGCAATAAAAAATTAGGATTAATACTAAAAGTAAATTCTTCTTTTATATTAATACCTGTTTTACTTTCTATCCATCCTAATTCATTCTGGCCCTTACATGAAATCTTGCCATCTTTTATTTTCACTTCTATCTTCTTATCAATATCATCTTCTCCTTCGGCAAATATAGATGCTCTTTTTACTATATTACTAAATTCATCTGGTAAAATAATATTCTTTGCCTTAAATTTAAATTCATTCATTACTTCTGGAAATTCATCCGATAACATTCTTGAACAAAAAATAATATTATTATCAACGAGAAAATAAAGCCAATTATTTTTTTTAAAATATCCTTTTATATCTAAATTAACTAATTCGTTTACAGATTTTAATGGGATAAGAAATTTATCATTAATACTTTCTTTTAAAGTAAACATACTAATTCGATAATCATCAGAAGAAATAACAACATTATTATTAATACTAATACAAGTTAAAATTGAACCACTATTATCTTTTGATACAGTAAACGAGCAAATTTTTATTGCATCAATAAAGTCATCGGGTAATTTTTTAAAAACGCTTTCATCAAAATTATTTAACTCAATTACTTCTATAAATTCATTTGCTATTTCAGAAATATCTTTTGTAACTAATTCGGCATTAATACTTTCTTTATCGTTCTCTTCCTTAAAATAAAGTTTATTATCTTTATGATTTATAATAATCTTTTCATCATTCATAAAAAATAAAATATTACTTAACTCATTAGAAGATGTCATACATTTAAAATTAGTTTTTAAAGGATGACAAATAGAAATCTGCCCATTATTTGTAATTAAATTTTTACCCGTAAAAATAAAATATTGCATCTCTTCAATATTATCTTTACTTGATATTGCAGGGCTTACTTTTTGTAATACAGACAATAATTCTTTACGATCATATTGATTATTATCTTGACAACTTTGCTGTTCTTCTTTTTTCTTTCTTGCCATTAATCACTCTCCTTTTTTAAAAGTTATACTTTATCTAAACAATCCCAATTTATTTTATCTTTTAATATTTTATCACGTAAAATCATCCCATACTCATTTATTTTATCCTCTACTTTTATATTATCACAATATATCAATCTGTTTCTTTTAAATTTTCTATAGTTAACTTCATGTTGCCATCTATTCCATTTCCATTTAATTTTTGTAACATCTGGGTGTTGATCTTTTAATGACTCAGCCATCTTTCTTCTTCCATCAGCTTTATAAAGTATATCAGCATTCCCTCCTTTCATTGTAAGTGTTGGTGTTTTACCAGCTAAAAAAGCATTAAATAAAATAGTACAATATCCTTCTTTTAAAGCAGTTAAGGATAAATCTGTATCTTCATTATAAGTACCACGCCATCTAAACGGCAAATCGTTTTTTATTAAAATACAAGAATAGATTCTTGTATTCAAGTAATATGGTGGATAATAACATATACTTGCACAAAAATAATCATAATTAAATCCTGAAAGAACAACATTTTTAAATCTATCGGTAAAATCTTCGGCGCATTTAAAAATAATATTTGATATTATTACTACTTTTGAATTTTTATTTAATCTATAAAAATAACGAATATTATCATCAAGAATCCAATGCTTTTTTGAGTTGATAGAAATTGCATGCTCCCATATCCAATTACGAGCAGGAATTGAACCTTGACCTAAATTACTAAATGGTAAGACTAATATTTTTTCTTTTAAAATATATTTTGAATATTCATTATACTCTTGTGGCTCAATTACTATTTTATAAGAAGTACCCATTTTATTTAAAGTTCTTGCAGTTAGACAAGACTTTGCTCTTCCTTTAGACACTATATAAATTGGATATTTATTATTTATTATCATAAATTTTATCCGTACTAATTTTTCTGTTTCTTATATCAGATCCTCTATTTAATTTAGGATACCAAATACTCTTTGTCTTTTTTGTTATTATTTGATTTATTATTTTAGAAAAATCTTTTAAATCTTCTTCACTTGCAAACCTAATAGTTAATTCATGATAACAAGAAAACTTATTACTAACAAACTCTGGCATATCTTTCCAATGTAGTTGCCAGTTATTCTCGAATTCATTAAATACTTTTTTTTTAAGATTTTTTTTATTAGAAATAAACTTATCCATTTTCTATATCTCCTTTTAAAACATCCCTAATATCAAATAGTCCTTCAATTATTAATGGAAGTAAAGAGCTTAAATAAATATTGCCTATTACTTCATTATCATGGAATAATGATGATATTGATTTTGATACTAAAATTTTTGCTTCTAAATCTTGGTTACTTCCTATTATTAAAACTTCGACTTTTTTAGAGTCTTGAAAAAAATTTGATATTTTTTCTGTTATAGAATTAATATTCTCAAAAACTTCTTTTTTTGTTCTCATAAAAAACACTCCCTTTTTAAATTAAGTACAAAAACAAAAAAGCCGTAAAACATAAATCCAGATTATTAGTCTGCTTTATGTTTTACGGCTTAAATTAAATAGTAAAATCTTTTTCATAAAATTATCTATATTCCTTTTGGAACAGACCCTTTTCTTTCAAAATCATAAAGCATAATATTTACAGCACTAATACTTCTCTTCCCTTCAAGATTTAATTCCTGATAAAATCTCTTAACCATTTTTTTATTATATACTTGCTTACCTTCATCAATCCACTTATTATAAACAATCACTCTATAATTTATATTATCACTATTTTTTTCTTTTACAACTTTTTCTTTTGCTTCCTTCTTAACTCTTTTTAATTTCTCTTTTTGATCTTCTTGAATCACAGGTTCTTCTTTCTGTACAACTTCAGTAACAACAACTTCTTCTTTCACAACTTTTTCTTTTTTTACTCTTGGTTTAATAACTTTCTCTTCTTTAACAACAGCCTTTACCTCTGCCAAAACATTGTACTGTTCAACCAATCCATTATAAAACAACGCAACACCTTCCGGTACTTCTTCAAGCTTTTCCTTCTGCTCAATTTCATCCATCACACCAAACAAAATTTCAATCAAAGTAATCTTTGTCTTACCGATTAAATTCGGCATCTTCTCAAGTAATCCTGCTATTACTAATCCTTCCAAAGCCTTTCTCACTTCCGCAAACTTAACGTTAACTCGACTAATTGCTGTTTGGTTCATAATCGTGTCTCCTTTTTAGTTTTAGTTGATTTGGGTTTTTTATTTTCATCTTATCATACATTTTTAAAAATCTTCATTTATTTTTCTTTTTCTTTTTATTTGGTTCAAATGCCAACAACTCCGAATCTAACAACGGTTGACAAGTTTCCAGCTCCTGCAATACCATCACCTCCCTTTTTTTATTAAAGTATCTATGCCGATGAAATAATACATTGTATCTCATTCGGCCCAGTTCTTTTTCCTCGTCTGTTTGATTTAAACCAATACGAATATCCAGATTCGCATCTTTGCGTTTGTCCTCGGTCGTTACAGAGTCATCCAGCGACTCCATTTTACGACTTAGTTTATTACTTTGATCCGCTGTTATTACTAAAGCGTTAAAAGTATCTGCAATATTTTTGCCCATCATCCAAATAGTATTTATTGAATCCCTTTCTGAATATCCCCGACTGTCTTCTTGCATAATATCAAAATAATCTATTATAATCACATCCGGGAAAACTTCTTCTGTATAAATCAAGTCCATCAAATCATCTTTCATATCTTTTGGACTTGCTCCGAATGCCGGAAACGATCTTAAATGAAGTCTATTGCCAAAGTTCTTTACAAATCCTTTGGCTTTCTTATTAAGTATTTCTTTTGTTAGTTTACTGACTTTACTTTGATTGATAAACCAACTATCCACTTTGAACTCATAACTACTACTCGTTAACAATGCATCGGTAGGATTATCTCTGCACCAAGTACATGGCCGATATTTATTATCTTTATTAAACTCAGGCTTAATAGGCTTCCCATCTATTATTGTCTTTGATATACTTTCCTTGTTCTTTCTTTGCTTTCTATCACAAGCACCTGTTTGATTCCATTGGCAATCAAATACTGGAATCTTTAAATTTTCAATATCTTCGTTGGCGCATCCGGTTAATCTTCTTGATACTCTGTTTTTCATTTGATACTTATTCATTTCCAATGAGTACCAAACTACTATTCTTTTATTCATAAGTGCATGAAACGCTATCTCCTCTAAAGTATGCGTCTTACCTCTTTTCTCAGGAGCAGTAACAGCCATTAAATATCCTCTATAAAAATCACCAAATAAATTTCCGATTGCTCCTGGCATCCTAAATAATTTGTTTTCCGTATTATCAGGATCAAATTCATTCAGTTCATCTTCATCAAAAAACTTAAATCTTTCGGAAGTATTCTTACTTATCTTTTTTCTGTTCTCTAATAGCTCAATTGCATCATCCATCCTTCCGGCATCAATCAACTTCTTTCCTTCACTAAATAAAACCTCAAGTGATCTTGTATTAAAATACTCTCTTGCAACATCAACTAAATAATCAACATTAATTCCAGTTGAATCTTCATACTCAATCGATAATCGCTCAAGTAAATTCTGTATTAATTCACTTTCACTTTCATCTTTTAGATTATGCTTCTCAATTTCAAATATACTTTGTATTTGTTTAGTAGGGGCTTCCTCATACTTATCAAAATAAGTTAAACACCAAATAACAATTTGCTTTAGATATTCTACTTTAAAATATTCATATCTGATCATTCTTCTTACTTTGCTAAAGAATGATGTTGAAACAATCAAACCAATAATAATTTGCTTTTCAATATCAAGTGAAACAGTTTTCTCTTTAAACTTTACCATACATTTATCCTTTCGTTCCCCCAATTTTAAAAATCCTAAGGCTCTTTGCCTGACTCTCCGAGGTCACGGCATATGCCGCTTCAGCTTTTTGCAACTGCAACCGAATTTTTTCATATCGATTTTTAAACTGTTTTTTATTCCCGTAGTACACACGGCTATCAGCCGCCCATTCCGCATACTTCAATAGTTGCTCAAATTCTGTTTTTGTGAGATCAAGAGTTATTTTCATTATTTTTCCTCCCTCATTAAATGCCTTTTTGCACAGTCCCTGCAAAAATAAACCCCGCAATAAAAACATCTATACGCATGATAATAGACGCTAACCCTTTTACCGCACGGGCAATGAATTTTTATATCAATAATTGGAATTAATTCCTTTGATTGAGAAAAAACAATCTTTAGTAATTCAGTTTTTTCCTGGTCGTTTGAGGGTGGTTTATCAATATTAAATGAAACAGTTTTCTCTTTAAATTTTACCACACATTTATCCTTTCTAAATAATCAGGTAGTTGAGTTTCATAAACCCAATCTGCCGATAAATTCCAAGGAGTAATAGTTTTATTCTTATTGTTTTCTCTTACTGTTGTAAATAAATATGGTATCAGTTCCCAAGGAGCTTTAACGAATTTATCAGGAACATTATTTTCATCAATAAAGTTATTGATTCTTTTAGCTGCTTCAATAAAATTATTCTCATCATTAATAGTAAAACTTTTCTTTGGTTTAAATTCTTCTTCAAATCTATCTTTTAAGTACTCAGTCATATCAGGATATTTATTCTTTTTTAATACTGTATATTTATCAAGTAAATCTTTTTCTGTTTTAAGACATTCTTTAAACCAAGACTTTACTTTAAACTCAGGATTAAACTTTTTAATTTGAGTTAAGGAATAACTATCAAACTTAAGGAATAGATTTAATGATATTGGATAAGATGTTATTCCTGGTTTAAGTATTGTTGATTTATTTACTAGTAGATTATAATAATGATCAATACTTTGCTTTACTTTTATTACTGAATAAGTTTCAAGAACTTCAATAAGATTTCTTTTAATCTTTTCATAAGTTTTTGTTCCATTATCTTTATGGTTAGTTAATGGCTTACCTTTATCACTCCAATAAGATATTAAATCTCTTGCTTGCTTACATATAATAAACTCATCTTGATTAATATCTTCTTCTTTATTAATAATAATACTTTCTTCTTCTTTAAACAAAGATTTATCTTTAAGTAATGTTTCTTCAGAAACATTCTCTTTTTCTTTAGAAAAAGAATCTTTAATTATACTCTTATTATTATATACCCCGTTTTTTGGCTGGGTCTGCATAAGCTTTTTAGCTGGGTCTATACTACCTGTATTATGCAGAGTACGTTTTTTAGCTGGGTCTTGTTTAATGTCTTCTTCATTATCAACTTTGGAAAAGGATTCATCATTATTAAAATTAACAATATATTGTCTATGCTTTACAACATAATTACTATCAATCGCTATTGTTCGCCTTCTGCCATCAAAACTTATCTGTTTTATATATCCTTCCTCTTTAAGCCGAGCGATAGATTTTGTAACTTGTGCTTCGGAAATATTTAACTTTTTAGCAACATAAGCATTAGACGCAAAAAAATGTTTTTTACTTGTATCAAAAATAAAAATCATCCAGAAGACAAACATATCTGATCTTGTTAAATTGGGGTTAAAAGCAACTTCACCGGGAATAAGAACAAAAGGGGCACCTGCCTTGCCTCTATTTTTAACATCATTATCATAGTCGTTATTATCCATTTAGTTTACCTCGTTTAAAAGTTGTTTTAGTTTACTTAAATCTAAAGTGAAATATTCATTTTTAGAGTGTATTTTCTTTCTAATTTCAAGAACGCCTATCTTTTGAAAATATTTTTTACAATTTCTAATGGAGTATTTAGACATGCCAAGTTCTTCTATTTGATTTTCTTGTGATTCATAGAACCAATCACTTTTTGGAATTGCGTGATATAAAGAATATTTATATTTATCTATAAGGTTTGTAATATAAACCGCTTTGTTTATTCCTAACTTTAGAAGTAACTGTTTATTTAATGTGAAATTAGAATCTAACGAAAGAGTAAAAAATTGAATTAGTTCCATTGTATTATTAATTGGCATTTAATTTTTCTCCTTGATTGATTTGATTTGAAAGGTAGAAAATAAAAAAGCCGTTACTATTTGATAGGATGCAGAATTTTAACTTATTGGTCAGATAAGTAAAAACGCTTCGAATGCAGAACAAACATAAATCTAATAAAAGCAAAAACGATTCTGCACCCTTCAAATAATAACGGCTTAATAATAATTTATAGAACAAAAAGCGTTCCTTATTTTAAAAGATTTACTTCTACATTCTCCTTTTTTATCTGACCGATTATTCTTATATATCACATTTCGTTAAATGTAAACATTTATTTTTCGTTACGACATCTTTTTTTGCAATTATCTTTATCCTCGAACCAATTATGATATCGGCAGTATCCATTTACTTTTACTGTTGGATGAGAACTGATCGCATATTCCTTGTTTATCATTTCTTTTTTTGAGTTTTTAGATTTAGTAAAATGATTAACGACTTGACTTTCATCGGAAGTAAGTTCTGCTGGTTGCTGACAATCACCAAATTTACAAGTATGGGCATATTCTTTTCTCATTTACTCTCCTCCTCTTCAATAAGATCATAGTGAATATACATTTGACAAATATTACAATACTTTGTCCATTTACCAGTAGGATATTCTGTTAATTTAGATTTTGCAGCTATTAATAACATACCGCATGACCAACATTTGACTTCGGCATGATTTTTATATACTGGATAATTATACATTTACTTTTCTCCTTTCAATCTATTTCCGCCTGCTGTTTTATTTAGTTGATTTATAAGATCCATTCGTTTAAATTCAATGTGCAATGTTCCTTTATGATACCATTTGCATTTGAAGTATTCAGTTTCACAACCCCACTTTTTATTTTGAATAGCAGTTTGAATTTGGGTAACTAAATCGCCAGGATATTTAATTGGCCCTTTACCGTCAAGTAAATGGAATACATTATCAAGGCTTTTAAGATTTTGTTCATAGTAATAACTTAATCTTGTATATCCCCATTTATTATGATCAATAACACCATTTAAAATTACTTTCTTTCCAATTTCATATTCTGTGTTTGTTTTATATTCTGATCTTCTTGGCCGTAAAAACTCAAATGTTTCGGTTACTGTTTCGATTAGTAATTGGTTAATATTACCAGCAAAGCCAGACATAATATCTTGCACATTTTCTATAGTAATTTCAGGAAGCTTTCCATCTTCAAGTTCTTTATCCATTTCTTTACTTCTCTTATCTGAAATAATATTATGAATCTGACATTTTTCAACTAATGATCGCCATGCATTTTTTCGCATATATAGTAAAATATTATCAATACGACTGATATCATTATCACTAAATCTATGCGGAAGAATTGAATCATAATATTCTCCCAAATGTAAGGTTAATCTTTTTTTAGCGGATTGAAGTAATTCAAAAGCTTGTTTAACTTCTTTTACTGCTTCCTGGTATTCTTTTACTATTGTATGAATTGGCTGATATTTTATTAATTCTGATTCAAACATAAAGTCTCCTTATAATTTTATTAATCTTTGGATTAATTCGGCTCCTTCTTTACCACGATGCGTTTTTAGCCATGCTTTTAGTGACATACCATCCAGGGTTTCAATTTCTTCTGTGTACTCATCAAATTTAACTATATCAAATCCGTTAAAATAGTCCCAAAATCTGGCAAGAGGAATGTTAAAGGTTTTATAAAATAGCCATTCTTCTGTTTTGGGAAATCTTAGCTTTGGAATCATTTTACTTCCTCCTTTTCATTTTTATCTAAAAAGTAATTTTCCATTGTTAATTCTATTTCTTCTGTTATACTTTCACATAATTCGGCACAAGAAGAAACAAATAAGCATTGTTGTTCCATCTCTTTTTGTGCCATTGGAGTTGAAGGCATATGGTTTAATTTCATTTTACTTTCTCCTTTGTTAATAGTGTGCCTTTTTGTTTAATCAGATTTAACGCCTTACCTTTTTTAAATACTCTTAATTTAAGTATTTCAGGATAATGCGCGGTATCAATTGAATAAGTATATTTCATATTATTTACTAAGCAGCTTATTATCCCATCGCTTGACATAGAAGTTATCCAGAATTCCATATTATTCTCCTTATTTCTTTTACTTCTGATTGTTTAAGTTCTGCCGGGTCACCATTTTCCAGCATTATGATTTTTACTTCTGGAATAAATAAACCGATTTTTCCGGCAACTTCGTCCGCCAATACTTCAGTATTTGAATCTAATAGTATTAATGCTTTGCTTATCTTCTTTTGAAATAGTTGCTTAACTTGATTATTGCTGATTCTATTAGTAGATAATGCCACACTTTCATCACCCATACGCCAAACATCTGTTATACCTTCACAGATAATTACTTTATCTTTTACCGTGTCAATATTATAAAGCGTATTTGTTGTTTTTAGTATAGATAACTCAGAAGAAAGGTTCTTATACCGTAGATCAGAAGTATCCGTTACATCGCGTGTAGTGAACGTGACAAGCTTTTTATGGTAAAGGTAAGGGATAACTATGCGATAACTATAATTGCCGTAAGTATAGCATGCTTTTAAGCTGTATTTTGGTATAAGAACTTTCGGATCAAACCCTCTTTTAATAAGATAATTCAAGTGAAGATTCGGAAATACTTTTTCAGTTTTAGGTAAAAACACTTCCTTAACTTCTGAAACAACTTCTTCTTCAATTTCTTCTTCAATAAAATTGGAATATTTCTTGATTATTTCCTTTACTTTTTTGTATGTAGCGTCACTTAACACTTTTACTAACTTTGCAATCCCTCCTTTCTCTCCGCATGAATAACAATTAAAGTTTTTTGATTTTAAATTAATACCACAATGCCAGGAAGGATCATTACAAAAAGGACAAGTAATTTCTATCCATCCTTTACTAACATTTTTCTCCCCGGCAAGGTGGTATTCAATTCCTTTATCTTCAAGATATTGAATGATATTGAAAGAGTTGTTCATTGTTTTTCTTCTTTTTTATTAAGGATAGGGAGTTTCCATACCGTATCAATTATAAATTGAACAACTTGTTCTTCTGTATCGCCTGGCCCAATTCGTTGGAGGCTTGCAAGTATCCATGCTGAAGATAAAAGAGTATTGGATATACAAAATTTTATATATTCGTGTTGATCATAGTAAAGAAAAAAAGATTCATAAGGATTTTCGCATTGTTTAATAAACCAATATCTTGCTTTTTCTTTTGCTTCATGTGCAACTTTATTTCTGATTTCATCAAGATTATTCATTTTATTTCTCCTTCTTAGTTATCCCTAATAAGAATTCTATACGCTCATTCCAAAATAAAGCACATATTCGCCTGATATCATTAACACATGTTTCTTTTGAAGAATATTTTCTACCTGTTGCTCTACGAAAAAAACTCGGAACTTTGCCGTCCATCATTGTTTGTTCAAACTGTAACAATAGTTTAGTTGATTTTTTCATGATTTTAGTTCTCCTTTGTTAAAGTGTTTAAATCCATCCTGCGTTTTTGTAAGCGGCCATTCGTAAAGCGAAGTGCCATGATAATGATTTATAGCAGTCAATAAAATCAGTAAGTATTAATTCCGTTTTACCTTCCGAAGTTCTACTACCTCTACCAAGCATTTGTAATGCTGGTATTTCGGATTTATAACCGCAAGCGTTAATAACGTGGTTCAAAGTTGGAATGTTTACCCCTTCTTTCCATACCGATGTTGCGATTACTATATCAATTTGTTTTTCGTTAAACAGTTTTTTGATTTTACTTCTTTCTTCACCAGATACATTTCCTTGAACAAAATAATATTTCTTATTTGAATAAATACTTTTAAGCATATCGGCAATTATCTGCCCGTGTTCGATTTGCTTTACCATTATTAAGCAGGTACCATGTTTCATTGCTTCTTCAAGTAGCAAAGAATTTCTTATTTTGTTTTGAATTACTGCTTTTTTATAAAGCTCGTTAAAGGATTTGATATCTGCAAATTGATTATTAATAGG